TTTAAGATTGTCCATCCTGATACCCTCCTATTGTTGGCTCTAAGTCCATTTGGATTGAAATGATCTTATCCGAGATTGTTCCATAAAGAATCTCATAGTCTGATAAACTCATTCCCCTGTATGTCTCAAACCGTTGTTTCCCTTGATGTGTTTCCAATTGAATCACAATTTTATATGAATCTTTGAACCATTTAACCATACCTATTTCATATCCTTCACTATCATTTTTGCATGTTGCAATCCTAAGTAGATTTGACCAAACCCATGTTTATTAACAAGTTCTATCTCTTTATCCAATTTTTTCAGAACTTCATCCAAAATTTTTTGGCGTTCGGATTGCAAGTGACTTAAAGTGTTTTTCATTTTCCCATCAGCCACTTTAAATGTTTTCCCGTGGTATTTACCGTTTGGAATTACAGGGTATAAGCTAGAAACATCATACACTTCCATTCCATCAATATTTATTGGTAGTTCGCCGTGTGTTAATCCGCCTTTAAAGTTATCATTTGTCATTTTATTCCCTCCTATTTAATTGTAAACTTACTATCTATTAAAACCACCCCGCCACGAACGTGTTTAGGTGCTAGTTTTCCAAATGAGCTGAAACCTATTTCAAAGTTATCAAAGTTAACATGTTGTTTGATTGCATCAGGCATACCCGCGCATTTAACATTTACTTTTGTTTTGGTTGCTTCTTCTGGTACACATGGTATAAATTTAGGTTTTCCTTCTTTATCTAATACAAGTTGCCCATTTACATCGTACTTCTCTTTAAAACATTCCTCATACATGTATGTCTTTTGGCGTATGTATTTAGCTTTCTTGTATGTGGATTCGTGTGCCCAATATCCTAATTTATTATCATCGATAATATCTTGAATCGCTTCGGGCATTTCTGTACCAGTTAAATGAATACTATCTGTATCACAATATATGATTCGATCATAACACTTCTGCGCTGTTGTGATTGTGGTGTATCGCGCCCATGAAGTAATGAATATGCCCATTGGTGTATAAACAGGGTCTTTATATTCTTCATCACCGACAACCAATCGCACCGCACCCGTGGTTTTATCTAATTCAGGATATTTCCCTGTTACATCGGGGTTACTAGCAAATTTACCTTAGCTAATACAACGAGTTAAGCATCAGCTTAGCAAGTTGTTTGATCGCCCCCTCACTTGTGGTTTTTATCATTGTCCAATAATCTATGAAATCCTTGAACAATCCCACTTTTTGTTTGAACTTCCAACCACTCATATATTCAATATCATATACTTCATAGTGTTCAAACAAAATTTCAAGATCAATATTTGTCATGTATAAATCGACTACTTCCCCGCCACTTGTTTTCAAATATTCATTTCCTTTAAATAGCAGGTTCTGTTTAATTTGAACGGTTGGGATATACTTATCTTTTAAAGCGAATTCACACCGAATATGTTGGATGTGTAACGGGTATTCATCATCATATTCGTATTTCCCATCAAACTGAATCGGCATTCCGTGCGGGAGGGGTCGGGAATACATCTGCGCGGGATACAAACTATTAACATCAAAAATCATACCTCTTCCAATGGTGGCATTTTCATGCTTATCATTCAACCACGTAAACCCACCACGATACGCAAGACGAATATTTTTATCTGCTTCTAAACTCAAAACAGGGAATAATTTATCATAGAGTTTCTTCCCTATTGTGTCCTTATACCCTTTCATACTATCAGAACCATTAGTCATTTTCGTTAGACCTTGTGAAAATTGAATCTCCAAGGCGCATGCAATGACCTCAATATCGTTCTTGATGTATGCATATTCTTCATCGGTTATTTCGTGTCCGATCGGGCGTTCCCGTTCATAGAATTCTTTTTCATGATCAATCTTCAATACATCCAACCCGAAATCTTTTCCTATTTTCTTCACGGTAAACGGTAGTTTTTTCAAACTATCATAAATGACGGTGTGGAGCTTCTTATTCCCTTTATAACCGTAACAGATATCAATCATATACCATTGACCCATTTTGGATATAACGGTATTAAACGTTTTTGGTAACCCTCTATTATCGTGTTTCCACCCCTGCGATAAAAGATAATTCACGATAAACTCGCCATCGAAACGCAAATTGTGATAATATAGATCGCCTTGACAATGTTCTACCCATTCCATGAATTCGTCCATAGAATTCCCAATTTTATAATTCTTTCGGTTTCCGATTTCCATCCATCCATAGGCCCATACCCGACAATCATCTAACTTAGTGGTGGTTTCGAAGTCACAACTATATTTCTTTCTTGCCATATCGCCTCCCCTCCTTTACACACCCTTCATATCCATGTTCAATTCACCTCTTTCATATCGATCAATATAGGAATGAATTTCACTTACCTTTTCCATAGCTTTATCATGAGACATTAACAATTGTTCAGAGTCCCAGTCACTAAAGTTCATATCAAGGAAGAACATGTTATACAATTCCAGAAAGTCATCGGGTGGAATTTCTTCAATGCGTTTTACTAATTCATCAGCATCAGAATTAAGAGAACCACTTATCATATCCATCCAATTTAATTTCATTCGTTCCATTCGCTTATCGAAATATTTCGGATCGGCTTTCTTTTTTGAATTCTCTTTAATTTCCTTTAATCTTCTTTCAGTACGAATCTTTTTGAAATCGAATTTTTGGGGTATGGCAATCCCACCTATACTTGGTTTCCCCATTTGCTTCATTAATTGGCCTTGCGTGGTAACCACTTTGTTTCCTTTTATAACGGGTTTCTTTTCAGCTTTTTTGTGCATAGCTTTTGCAATCCTGATTTCTTGATTCCGCAAACGGGTTATTTCATTCAAATCTTTCTTCGAAATAACAATATCATATTCATTCTTCACGAACTGATAGTTTAAGTTGTTTCGATTGGTGAATGATTGAACCTTTTGTTTCCATTCGTTATAGTCATCACGGGTTTTGAATGTTTCCAGTTTAGGAAGATCAACCACATCAGACAAATCTTTATGGTACTTATTCTTCACATTTCGTATCTTGTTTTTCGTGTTACGAACTAGCTTTTTGTATTCCATTTCATCTTTACCAGATATCTTGATTGGTCTGGTCTTCTTTGCCAACTAACCCACCTACCTCAAATGTTTAAATCTCTCTTTCATCAAATGGGATCGATTCATAACCGCCCATTCCTCGGTGTTTGGTTCGGTCATTTTCCGTAAGGCATAACGATGCAATTCCTCCCACGAAATACTAGAACCTTTTAACCAAACAAGAAACCCTCTTTTTTCAATGTATCGGTATAGTGTAATATCGGCTAGTATTTCCATGTTTAACGGGTTGTCGATTGTGATTCGTTTTGTGGTTCTATTAAATTTCTCTCTATGTGTTTTATATTCTTCCATAAACTTGTTTAAATAAAATTTACTAGAAAAGAAAAACACGATTTCCGAATTAGAAACCGTGTATTCACTTTCTTTCAAGTTATGGAAGATACCGTCTTTTGTCGCTGGCATCTTATCCACCCCTTTGTATGCTGTTATCCAACCATTTTAATGTTTATGATATCGCCGTTTGCACCTTTAGAAGATGATACTTGAACCGTGATGTTTTCCCATTCTTCATCCGTTGGTTTTCCGAATAAGTCCATCATGCGGTTAATTGAGAAGTATACAGATTTTGAAGAAGTTGCATAAGGCACTTTGTCAGGTGTGATTAGGTAGGTTAATACACCGTATTCCAATTCCCCAGTTTCTTCATTGATTTTGTCATACTTACGAGTGATCACGTTAGCAATTTCGATTTGCTTTCCAATATGTTGTTTCAATGGGTTGCCTGATTCCGCATCGCCATCAAGTAAGTTCATCAACCAAATTTTTTCAGCACGATCTTTAGCAACGATGGAAGAGTATTCTTCAAATTTAGCTTTACGTTTGAACTTGCCGTCAGCTTGTTTGACAACCACATATTTATCAGTTTCAGATTGGATTACATCCACTTGTGAGTTTTCAGTAGTTACGATTTCGTTTTGAGTTGTTTGGTTAGTTTCAGTCATTTTATTTATCCCCATTCGGTTTAAGTTTTGAGGGGTTGTAACCCTACCCCTAAGGGACTTGTTTTGCGTTTGCTTGGCAAGATCGGTTTGAAACGATCCGTTTGAAGTTCTTGGCTTACGTGAATTTTATATAATGAACGCCTTTTATTGACGATTCATTTGGATTGATTAACTCTAAGTTTGAATGAAAGTAGAGTTATTTTTGTTATATGTGAGAGTTTACTTTAGCGGAAGTTAATCTCATTTTTGTTGTAATGCAATTTGATAGACTTGCTAAACTTATTCAGGTGCTACTGGCGAATCAATTGCTTCTGGTGTTTCAACTTTAATCGATGCTAGTTTGATAAACTCTTCAACTGGCATTTCGTACACTTCTGTTTTAGGTTCAACCGAGAATACTTTTGGTTTTGTTTCAGGGAATTTTTTGTTGATTAAGCGTTGGGCGTGTCCCACCGATACATTTCCGATGAATACTTGATCTTCAACAAGCTCTGGAACGGGTTGACCGTTTTCGTCTACAATCATGTTTGCCGATTTAACTAGTGTGTGTGTAACTTCTTTTGTCATCATTTTACGAGACATGTTTTATCATCCTTTTCTGTTTTGGTTTTTTCGGTTGCTACCCGATATGTAAGCTATTAATAGGATCATAGTAGAGAGATTACGTTCGGCCTGTTCCTGTCAGGTTTGCTTACTTGTTTGTCTCTCTTAGCTATAACCTTATTATAAAGGAAAACTATGGACTTGTCTACTGTTTTTTAGAAAAAAATCCAGAAAATCTGAAACAATTAATAGGGAGCAGCAAAACTATCAAAATGAGTGTATCAGTTTTTTCAGAAAATCCCCTGATAATCTCCCTTTATTTGCCTCCAATGGCTTGATGACGGTCTTTCAAGGGTAGATGAATGGTATAATAGGAACATAGAGGAAAACCTCTATATAATAGAAGGAAAGGGGAATTGGTCGAAATGCCTATGCCGAGAGAAGATTATCAAAACCTATTAGCAGAGCTATTATTACCCGACTTAGATCATAGTAGACGGACGGATATTTTAACAGAGATTCAAAATGAGTACAACGGAACAACAGGAGAATATGAGGATTTGAAAGCTAAGCAAGACAAGTTAATTAAAGATAACAATGAGTTGATTCTAGCAAATAGTAAACTATTCAGAATGCAAGGAATCACCGAAGACACCAAAGAGAAAGAAAAAGAGAAAGAAAAGAATTTCAGTGAATCTGTTACTTTGGAAGATTTAGAAAAAAGACGATAATAGGAGGAAATTAAAACATGGCAAGAATTACAATTGGTCAAGTTAAAGCAAATTTAGGAATTTCAGAAACGTATGATATTGTCAATGCAATCAAAAATAGCGCAGGGGATAAATTTGATCAATACGTTCCATTAGCACACGCTAACAACGTGGCGGAAGTCGGCGCGGGCATTCTAGCTAACCAAACAATTCAAAATGATTTTATCACGGCACTAGTTGACCGTATTGGTTTGGTGGTCATCAAACACGCTTCACTATCTAACCCTCTAGCAAAATTCAAAAAAGGTGACATGCCTTTAGGCCGTACTATCGAGGAGATTTTCACGGATATCACAAAGGCGAAAAAGTACGATGCGGAAGATGCTGAAAACACGGTATTTAAACGTGAGATTCCAAATGTTCGGACATTGTTCCATGAAAGAAACCGTCAAGACTTCTATCACCAAACGATTCAAGATGATTCGCTTCAAACGGCTTTCGTGTCATGGGGCAACTTTGAAAACTTCCTTTCTACTATTATAAGCGCCATTTACAACAGCGCGGAAGTTGACGAATACGAATACATGAAACTATTAGTAGATAACTACTATGCAAAAGGATTGTTCAAAGTTATTCCAGTAACAAAACCTGATACAGAAACAGCTACACGCGAATTCGTGAAAAAGATTCGTGCAACAGCTAAGAAAATGACACTACCAACAGGATCACGCGAATATAACGCGCTTGCTGTTCGTACTAGAACAGAAATGGACGATCTTCATTTAATCATCGATGCTGATTTAGAAGCAGAATTGGACGTTGATGTTTTAGCACGTGCATTCAACATGGATCGTACAAACTTCATGGGACATGTAACCGTTATTGACGGATTCGCTTCAACAGGTTTGGAAGCTGTTTTAATCGATGCTGATTGGTATATGGTTTATGACAACAAATTGAAAATGGAAACGATCCGTAACCCGCGTGGCCTCTACTGGAATTACTACTTCCATGTATGGCAAACACTTTCTGTGTCACGTTTTGCGAATGCGGTTGCGTTTGTATCAGGTGCTACCCCTGCGGTGACACAAGTCATTGTTGATCCAACGATTCTTTCTATTAAACAAGGTGCTTCATTCGAGTTCACGGCTTATGTTCGTGCTACTGATGATTTAGATCACCCAATTGTATGGAGCGTGGCGGGTCGTAATGGTGCAACGGTAGCAAGTGGAACAGCCATCGATCAAAATGGTAAATTAACCATTGGAGCGACACAAGTCGGTGAATTGACTGTAACAGCAAAATCAGTTGGAACTGGGAAAGATGTTGACGGCGTTGGCCCTGATAACACGGATGTTATTGGCGAATCGGTTGTGACGGTTCTTCCTTCAATCTAAATAGGAGGTTTTCAAAATGGCAACCGTTCCTTTGAGTGGGACGAACATCCGTGTATTAACGGGTGTTCCCTTCTCTAATGATTATAAAAATACGAGGTGGTTCGACACAAAAACCGAACAAACCAACTATTTTATGAATAAAGCGACAGTCTATAGCAAAACTGAACATACCTTTCAGAGAGCTGACGGACTAACCTTTATTAGTGTACAAAAAGGTATTGACGATCTATGGGGTGCAAATTACCTTATGTTCCAAAATACTAAGTACGGAAGCAAATGGTTTTATGCATTTGTTACTCGGTTGGAATATGTCCACCAAAATCACACAAAGGTTCATTTTCAAATCGATGTGTTTCAGACATGGAAATTTGATATGAATTTTAAACCCTCTTTCGTGGTTCGGGAACATTGCAAGTTATGGAACAGCGATGGAACACCCGTGGCGAATACAGTAGATGAAGGGTTGAATTACGGTACTGAATATGACACGGTTTCCACCATTCAATATACACCGTATGATGGGTATAAATGGTTGGTCATTGTGTCGAAAACACCGATACATTCGGGAGCTTCAAACGATCCCACACCGACAATCATCGGAACACCACAACCATTGAGTGTGTATATACTTCCGTTTAAAGATGATAATAGTGTTCCTGCTGTTAACACCTTAAAAGGAATGGGATTTTCGGGGAATATGGCAAGTGTTTCAGAAACATTAAAAGATTTGTACACAACCGATGATGCGGTTAACAATGTGGTGTCTCTGTATGTAACAG